CCAAGACTGCGACACGCCGGGCTCTTGGCAAAACTTCCCTAACCACGTCGAGGAGTTTAGAGCCCAAATCTGCACTAATGGAGGACAGGCCCGTTACATTTCCGCCTGGCCGCGCGAGGCTTACGATCAACCCTGTCCCCACCGGGTCGCCGACGGGTGCCATGACAATAGGAATATTACGCGTTGCGTTTTTCGCCGCTATGGCAGATGGCGTCAGCGAGGCCACGATAATATCGACTTTGCTGCTAACCAGCTCCGCTGCCAGTTCGGGGAGCCGATTTGCCTCTCCTTGTGCCGAACGCATCACAAATTGAACATTACGACCTTCGACATAACCTAGATCCTGAAGCGCCTTAAAAACCGGTCCCATTGGTTCGGCGCCGCCGATGAGGAGGATGCCGATGCGGGCAACTCTTTCCTGTGCATGCGCGGTAATGCGCCAAACACGCCGCACCTAACGCACCAATAAATTCCCGCCGCCTCATGTGTGCTCCCAACACCACCGAAGCATGGTATCGGCTTGTGAAACATGTATGAAGGGGGCGTCCGCTTTGGGTCATAAGCGGACATTTGCAGTGCATCAACCCATGTCCGCTTTACCCCCGAAAGCGGACATTCACGTCGAACCCCCGACACCCGCGTTATCAGTCTTTCCAGAAGCCCTTGAATCGATCGGACGCCAGCGCGGTGTATCGCACTGTCGAAGTGATCGAGCGGTGGCCGAGGTAGTGCTGGATTGCCCTTGTGTCCTGGCCGTCATTGGCGAGCTTGGCCGCAGGAGTGGCGAAGCATGTGACTGTGGATCAGGAACGGGAAGCGTGCTGCCCCTCCGGCCCTGGCAACCATGCGCTGATAGCCAGCCACGCTTAGGGGTGCCAGGCGCTCAGAGACGAACACATAGACGCTTTGAGGCGTCTCACGCTTGAGTTTCCGCAAGGCGCGCAGCTCTCGGCCCCCGATCGGGTGAACGCTGGCCGTGCCGCCCTTGGCGCGCCGAACGTGCAGTTTCCCGGTTTGGAAGTCGATATCATCCCAACGCAGGGCCACGAGCTCGCTGGCTCGCAAGCCGTGGCGGTAGGCGATCAGGATGGCCGTGGCATCCCGATGGCCCCAGCGGTTTTCGCCGGCAGCCTTAATGAGCTTCTCGATTTCCCGCTCGGTAAGGTACTCGCGCGGCCGAACGGGTCGGTCAACTGTTACATTTACTGCCATTGGGGCGTGCATTCCGGGCGCTGTATTTTCCATTGTTTCCCGCAATGGTGGCTTGAAACTGTTACGGTTCTTTTTAGAAGTGTAACAGTGTTGACGTAGAGCTTGCAACTGTAACCGAGAGTTGAAAGAGCGGACGTCCACTTCGGTCAAAAGCCAAGTGGCGGGTGAGCCCAGTCGTGCCTTGCGCCAACCTCCGGGTAATCCAGCCCATTACCCCAACGCAGATGAAAGGCATCGCGCCGGGCCTGCCGATACTCCTCGTCGGTAGCCAATGCCGGCGTATAACCCGGAAGCGGAATACCGTCACCCGCTCGAGTCGACTAGCACTTAGTAAGCCTTCCAGCTCTCCTGCTCTACTTCCACCGCCCGATAACCGACCTTCGGTTTCTCCGGTTCTGGTTTCGGCGGGAGCCTTCCTTCTATCATGACGTCGAGCAATTGGCCCACGAGGCCGAGCGCATCGACCTGGTCATCATGCTTGCCGGCCGGGAACGACAGCAGCTCGGCGCGAAAGTCTGCATACCACGGCGCCGACGTCGGTACATAGAGCCCGTCCATCGACATGCGGCCGCGGATCGATTGCGCCCGCACCTGCTTGTCGGCCCGGGTCGGAAACTGCTCGCGGTTCACGTAGGCTCGCGATCGTCTGGCTTCCTGCTCGATGAATGGTCCGAGACCAGAACTAATTTGGCCCGTCTCCTCGGCCCAGTCCAAAGGCTTCCACTCGCGGACCAGGCGGCACCACTCTCGGATCCAGCGATCGCTAGCAGCCTGGCCACGCCACAGGTCCAGAAGATAGACACGGCTGTCTGCATCGACACCAACGACAATGTGAACCGTATAGTCTCCTCCATCAGACGTGACTGCATAGTCGGATCCACCATAAACAGCCAGGGTTTGTGGATCAGGATGGATCGTGTACGGCCGCAGCCACTCAGCCTTGAAGTAGTCACCGCCTTCGGTTGCCGGCCGCTGCTGGTAGAGTGCGCTCCAATTGCGCGCCGGCTGCGTGCGCTTCTCGTGGCGCAGGAATTCGCCGTAGCCATACGAGTCATCCCAGAGGAATTCGCCGGGCTGGCGATCGAGCGGGTCGTCCTCTTCCGCCTCTGCCGGTAGCGAAAGCACTTCCCACCGATCGCCGCCCTTCTTCATCTCCTCGAGCACTCGGCCCGCCAGATCATCCTCGTTCCACCTGGTCTGGATCAGCACGATGCGGCCGCCTGGCTTGAGACGCGTGCTTAGATCGCTCTTGAACCAGTCCCACGTACGCTCTCGAACGAGCGCCGAATCTGCGTCCTCGCGCGACCGCACAGGATCGTCAATAATAGCCAGATCCGCACGAAACCCAGCAAGCCCACGCCAACACCAGCACTGTAATACTCGCCACCCTGCTTGACGGACCAGCGTCCAGCCGCTGCGTTATCCTCCGACACAGATAGCTTAAGAACCGGGCCACGTTCGTTGAGTAGGTTGCGAACGCGCCGACCCCACTTTTCCGCCAGCTCAGTCGTGTGCGACGCCGCCAGGATCGAATGCGTCGGATGCTGCCCGAGGTACCACGCCGGAAACAGGATCGAGCCGTAGGTAGACTTGGCACTGCCAGGCGGCATGAATATCGCCAGGCGATTGAACTCTCCCCGTGAAACACGAACGAGTCGATTGATAATCAGCCGATGATGCGGCGCCGGCTCGACACCGTACAATCGACAGAAGTTAGTGAACTGCTCCCTCGTCCTCAGCCTCTTCCAGAGGTGGGCCGCTGCTTCCGAAGGCGATGGCTGCGAGCTGCTCATCCGTCATGCGATCCATGTTGATAGTCGTAATAGTCTGATCCACCTCTTTCGGCATCAGCGAGGCGGCGACCTTCACGAATTCCGCCGGCTTGGTCCACGCCGCGGCCATGAGAGCTGGGCGCCCGAAGGCCAACCACGCTTCCAGGAAATCTTGCAGAAACGCCTCTTGGATCCGGTGGCGTGTTCCTTTCGCCCTGCCCTTGGGGTTGCCGGATTGGCCAGGCTTCCATTGGTAGGGCTGCAGATGCCGATACTGCTCGCGCGCTGCTGAATCAGCAGATTCAGGTTTCTGCGGTTTTGGCAAATGGCCGACTCCTTCCATGGAATACGTTGTGTATTATCTATCATTGGCCGATGTCGTGCGACACATCGCTGTCCTACCTTCTATTATAACCACCAACATAAGCGCGGTACTGCACGCACTGTCGATGCCAGCATACGCAACCACCACCACCACCACGCAGCCGCACGCCAGGCGAGCGCGGTAACCACCTAGCCTAAGTCCTGGCGGCGGCGGTAGCGATGTTGGGCAACCACAGCGCACACAGCGGACCACAGCGCTTTTTCCTTCCTAGTCACCATAAATCGCCCGCCCCCACGTTAGAGAAGTGCGCTGTCATGCGCTGTGCGCTGTGGTCATTCCGGCTGCGACACTTGCGCAATGTCCGCTATGTAGCGTTTTGAGTCCGCTTTACCCCCAAAAGCGGACATTGGATGACGGTGTTGGAATGTCCGCTTTGGGCCAGAAGCGGACTTCGACCACGAGCGAAAAGGCTTACGTGCGCCATTTGGATCGCCAGATCCGTCGGACTATTCCGCTACCGACTTGCAGAATCATGACACTGCTGTGCAACCGCATGAGCGGGCAGCTGTTGCACCGAAGGCCAATGTGACTCCGAAGTCGAGCCGGCTAGGCTTGCGCCGAAGGCGGCTCTTGCATCGAACAGGCCCAAACCTGCTCACCTGCCTCGCGGAGAATGACAGATGGAAAGACTGATTGATCTTTTTTGCCACGCCATTCGCATCTCAGACCCGCTCTCGATCAAGATTGCTGTCGGGATCATCGGCGGCGGACTTCCGCTGATCTTCATGGTCGCGGCTCTCATGAAACTCGGCGAATTCTGGTCGAGGCAGCTCGAAGCCACCGTGCCCGGCACGCCAGGTGAAAACGCTGTGCCCGACACGCCGGATCGCGGCAAAGAAAGCCTGGTCGTCGCTCTCGCTCCGTCCAAAAGAAGCAACCGGTTAGAAAAATGGTGCCTTGAGAACGGTTGTCCGCTTTACCCCCAAAGGCGGACATTGAAAGGTGGTCCTCGCATGTCCGCTTTGGGCCATAAGCGGACATCGATGGGCTTCGCGGTCCGTTGGCGGAACGTTTTGGTCTTCGACAGAAGCTATGTCGCATTCCAAGCATTGTTAGACTCATGCCATTCAGCTCT